ATCGAATCTTTTCACCTCCCAACCTCCATCGTTCATACATTGTCTGCAAATATCCAATACCACGGCGTCTGCGTTCTGAAACATTTACCCATAAATCAACGGTAGATTGTTTGGATATGGCTTCCGTGATCGCCTTTCTTTGCGAAAGAACAAAAGCTGCCAGTGGTGCATATTCCTTCTCTTTTAAGTTGTTCACAGCTCGGAAACATACTTTCATCGCGCTCGTAGATTCGTCTGGCTTGCTGCTCATCTCGAAGGCAATGATGGGACTCAACAACTCCTCCTTTGGTGTTTTTGAGATATGCATTAATAATGTCACAGGCGTTCCCGTATAGCGTTCCTCTATCTCGCAAATAAACAAGTAAGAGAAATCTTCCTCTCCATCCGACACGAGTTCCGCTATTGGCATTAGCGAGCATGGTCGCAAGACATGGAGGGAGTTTTGACAATATCTCGTCGGCATTGATCTGCTCCTTTATTTCTTCAGATACGGTAACTTCGGCGTATCCATAATCCTCCGTTCCATCAAATGATGAAACGTCGAACAATTTTGATCCACATGGCTCAAAATCGAACCGTTGTTTCTTTGCTAGTTTGGAGATATGTTCATAACCCATGGACAAATCGTTCATGGTTATTGGAATACAATATCGTTGTCTTTTCGTATTCCATGTATTCGGTATCGTGGCTACCCTCGCAATATCTCCCACGACTGCCTTGTCAACATCAACTTTATACTCCGTGATAAAGTATTTGTGGACGTTGGTAAGACAGGCTTTCTTATTCTTCAGACAGTTATACCCAGTCGTAAACAAGTAGACATGAAATCCGCCGCCCGAGAAAAAGATAAGATGTTTCAAATCCATCTTTTTCAGGTGAAAGGCAAGAAACTTGGTATTCTCCAGGGCATTGTCACCGTCAAAATCAAAGAATATCTTGTCAAGATCGAGATTAATCTTGTCGAAGACTGGTTTTGCGGTGAAATTGTAGACCGATGAGAATATCCTTACCTTACCATTCAGTCGATTGATGATTTTGAAGAATTCATCTTCATCAACTGTCTTGCGGTACGGATATGCTATTTGTCTTGGGAATGATGAATAAAGCATATCGTACATCAACTTTCAATCCTTTATTATTTCATCGGTATATGCGTCGCAGAGATTGACGAACTTACAATATCCGCAGAGTCTTGATCTCTGACGAGGGAAATTGTCACCTTTCATCTGCATCATATAGTCGAGTAACTGTTCGTAGGTCTCGTCGTACTTTGATTGACTAAAGTCAATAACAAACGAACTTCTCGGGTGATTAGTAAAGAACATTCCCAGTTTTGCTGGCGTAATGCCGAGACAGCGCTTTGCAAGAATCGCATAGATGTAAATTTCGAAGATATAATCATCCATTTTATTCTTGTAGAAGTTGCCTGTCTTGTAATCAATAACCCAATATCCTTCATCTGTTTCGTAGATAGCGTCAATATAACCCGACAAATCAAGCTCGTCGTCTTCTACACGTTGTTCGTAGTAAGACGCCTGACCAAGACCATACTTTTCTAACAACTTGAAGAAAGTGTTAATATTCTTCTGACAGAAATCAACACCCTCATCGTTAGTTTCCATTCCAACCAGATGATCATCGATGCATTCTCTGTCGATGGAAGGATTGTTATATAGTTCAATGAGTTTATGAACTACATTACCAAGATACGCCTTGGTATTTGTTGATTCGTTAATCGATCTGCCGAGACCCGTTCTGTTCTGGAAATAATATTTCCGTGGGCAATTTTTGAAGTCGTTAATCTTCGATTTGCTGAACTGTCGGCTGATGATTTGTTTCTTTTCTGTCAATTACCTCCTCCTAGTTGTAATTTTTCTCCCCGAGGGGAAATCGGAAAGGGGAGTCGAACCCCTATGTTGATTCCTCATCCGATGGTATTCTCCATATGTCAGCAGGTAAGCCTTTTGGGACAGTTCCATTCTTGTATTCGAAGTATATCTTAAATCCCATGGGTTCGATGATATTTTGCATCTCTGGTTCTGGCCTGATAATCCTGACACGAAAACCTGCATCGATCCACGATCTTATCAACCTTTTAACATTTCCACGACGGGGATGTCTGCTGTTAATATAATGCAGATAGATGATTTCTCTATCGGTTTTTCTGTCCTGACATACTTCGATATGTCCAAAGAATAATTCATCTGTGAATCCAAGGATGTTGGCGAGGGCCGATCCAGCGTCGGCACAAACACCATCAACACCATTTTCAAGAGGATATGGAATGTCCATATTCTCTATTTCCATTCGATCCATTAGCACTGACTCCATCCACAGTTATGACATTTACGACATCCTTCTTCTTTGAGAATCTCGGAGCCGCATTCGGGACATGATATCATTTCTTCCTTGACGAGCTTCACGTCTAATGGTTGTGAGCCAAATGTGAGCCCAATCTCTTTGAGGAATTTCTCCTTGTTACCATTCTTGAATGGATAAGCAAGTTCCTCCATATCGTCAGGAATGTTTTCTTCGAGATAACGACCAATACAATTTGCACACGAAATACCGTCGGCCTCACCACGCCTGTATTTTTCTCGCGCAACGTCGCATTTGATGGCCTTGAGATTCTTTACAATATCCCACGATGGAACTCCCCAGCGGAAACAAAGCCCCAGGAGAACTCTCGTCGTACGGAGCATTGCATCACAACCTCCGCCACCAAGAGTATAATCGCCGAGACATTCATACGGTCTGCCTTCCATCTCGCTGATGTCAATAAGAAGATCTCCACAACCAGAGCGCATTTTCTTTAATCCATACGTCGGGAGAATATCGGGTCGCTTTGGCAGCCAGCGCCATTCTTGTGTCTTCTCATCGAAGAATGGCATTCTCTTGCATGTGTCAGACATCCTTTTTGTTTTCTCTTGTGCGGTTTCCTTGGCCAGCGTAAGAACTTCGTCCTCACGACTTCCAGTCCTGTAGAGAGTAATTCCTTTCAGTCCATTTTTCCATGCATAGATAACAGCGTCCATGAAATCGCGCTTGGTAGATTCAGCGGGCATGTTCACGGTTTTTGAAACCGCCGCGTCAACATGATTCTGGAAAGCTATAACAATATCAAGGTGCTGCTTCCATGTCAGATCAAAGGCTGATTTGTAGAGCCGCTTGATTTTCTTCGGCAGCCAATCGATTACCTCGATAGATCCTGATGCATGGACGTCAGCAATAGCCTTCTGAATACCATCCTCGTCAATGCCGCGCTCGTCAGCTTCTTCACGAAGCATCTTTTCGAAGAGCGGATGCACGGTAAAGAAAGACTTTCCGACGGTATTATTTCTTTGCATTACCCATATCGCGGGCTCAATTCCTGACCAGCACTTTGCGAGGATAGAAATTGAACCTGTCGGGGCAATACAGGTAAGACAAACATTGCGGCGACGATCCTCGGTTGAGTCTGGGTATTGTTCATAATACGGAGCAACACCAAGTTCCATTGCCATAGTTTCTGATGTGTCCTTGGCTACAGTCTCGATATTTTCCATGATAGAATTGGCTATCTCGACTGCACGTCTTGAATCATAAGGAACACCCATCATGATAAGTGCGTCGTGGAATCCCATCACGCCGAGGCCAATCTTTCGTGTTCTCTTCGTGGCCTTCTCAATCTGTGGCAGGGGGAATTTGTTCTTGTCGATGATATTATCGAGGAACTGTACTGCGGCGACAACTGTTTCTTGTAGACCATTGTAATCGAACTGACCACTTTCATCTACAAACTTGGATAAATTTATACTACCGAGATTACACGATTCGAAGGGATATAAGGGCTGCTCTCCGCAATTAGACGTCAATATGCCGTTTAAAATCATCGTGTGATTCTTTGGCTCTGTTAGACAATAAACATCTTCCAATTCTTCAAGCATCTCAATAGACTTGATTCTAATGAATCGTTTTACACTACGCTGTGGAATTGTTGTTATCTTTATACGATGCGTATCAAGGCCGAGATTATATAATTTCATTACATCGCCAGAAGAAATCGATATGCGATAGCACTCCTTACAATTATATTCTTTCTGTCCTCCTTTGCCATCGGGCATCATCTTGCAACAGGCTTTCTTCATTATCGAAATAACGCCAGTTACGCCGAGAGTATGAAGCATATACTTTACTCTCTGCAGCAAGTCACGATCCACCGACGATATCTGGATAGCGCCAGTGTCATTACATCCATCGGAATCGATAAGACCATTCAACCACATAAGTCTTGATTCAACGTCGTAGAAAGCATCGGGAACAAATGTCTTATTCCAGATAGTTTCATTATCGAGTTGTAAAACATCTCTTCCATTACAATTCCAAATGGATTTGTATGAGATTACATCGACGAGATTTTTCTTTTCTCCGTAAAGATAGATTAAACTACGACCACGAGCATCGATATGACCGTCGCCAGAGAAGAATCCATGGGTATATGCATTTGCAAGCTTGAACCCTCCATGAATCACAGGGAAATCAAACTTTACAATCGATTCTCCGACATGGATATCTTTTGCTTCTACTCGGTATTCTTTTCCATTAAGCGTGCAAACAAATTTGTGATACGGAGTACATTTTAATTCACTACCATCTGTAAATGTAAGCTTCATTATCTTTTGATTCGTGCCTGTTTTACATGGAGTGACTTCTGACCACTCGTATCCATTCCAGATATGTATCTTTCGTCCTACCTGTTGTTCAATTGGCTCATAACCAAACTCTGTCAGGAGAAGAGTATCTCCAGTAACACAGGGATTGGTTGCCTCGATGGGGCCAAGGGCAGGAGTATGTGGATTTTTGTTGATATTATCGTAGAACAAAAAAGACGGTTCTCCGTTATTCCACTGGTTATCAATTATCATATCGAAGATTTCTTTTTCCTCACCAGTGTAGCCTGCATCGGTAGCCTTCTTCATAAAGTCATCATTTATCATTACGGAGAAATTAAAGTTGGCAAGTTGGCCCTCGGTTTTCTTGGCAACGATGAACTTCTTGATGTCAGGATGGGTACAGTTCAGAATGCCCATGTTCGCGCCACGTCGCTTACCTCCTTGCTTTACCGTCTCTGTCGCCTCATTGAATACTTTCATGAAGGACAGGGGGCCAGATGCAACACCATTGGTAGATCCAACTGGTGATCCCTCGGCACGCAGGTTTGAGAAATTGAATCCTGTTCCGCCGCCTGACTTATGAATCATGGCCGTCCACTTTACAGCGTCGAAAATTCCCTGCATATCATCATCAACAGGTAAGACGAAGCAGGCTGATAATTGACCAATATCAGTTCCTGCATTCATAAGCGTCGGAGAATTTGGAAGGAACTTTCCTGTTAGCATGAGTTCAAAGAACTGTTCACGCTGTCCTTCATCGTTGGCCACGAAGGTAGATACTCTGTTGCATACGTCTTCCCAAACACGCTCGCCCTTATTAAGATATCGTGCGGCGATTACTGCGTCGACCATATCTTCAGTCATCGTTCTTTACCTCCCAAAGATCGCCGTCAAAGCGCTTGATTGGGCCACCAAACAGATAACAGAGACATGTGTCTCCATTATCTTTTGTGCCTGTACCATGGCACAGAGCACACTGCAATGCGATAGTTTTACTCATAACCATTTCTCCAAAGTGTTATTTTTCGTCTCGATATCAGATATATTCCATCCGAGAGAGAAGAAAATCGTCTTGATTTTATCATTGATGAGCAGATTTGCCATTTTCTCATAGTCGATTTCAAATCCTTCAGGACATTTATCGACGAAAGAAATTACATGTGTGTGTGGTAGTCCCAGAGGCGCACGGGTAACATAGACATATTTCACTTTCTCTTTCTTGATGTTGCCACCGAAGAATTTATTGAAATATATCGCACCATAAATATGCGCTCCAACGTTCTTTGTGTATTCATGAATGGGCTTGCTCATGCCCTTCGGAATGGCGATATCTTCTACTGGAATAACTCCGTTGATGATATCGCTTTTCATCTTACGGATTAAGTCGACAATTTCTTTTCGTGCTTCCTCCTGGTCGTCGGATGAAACGATAGCGTAGAGGAGATCTTTCTGCATTTTTCGATAGAGACTTGGTGTATCGCTTCTCTTTGTCTCAAACCCCTTGACATCGAGGATGGGTTCTGGCAGCGTTCCTTCGTTCCAGATGACAAGACCAGCATAGCGCTTTTTAAGCGCAATACCATCTTCATCACCAACGAAAAGAACTCTACGATAGATCTTTTCAAACTCGATATACATTCGATTGTATTTTGCATCGCCGAATTTATCGATGCAAAAGAAATCGAGAGTTCCGTTAACGTGGTTGATAATTTCTTCTCCGAGCTTGGATGCATCATCAACATTCTCCTTGTTAATCTTAAAGAAAATCGAATCGGTATCGCCTGCTATAACATCAGCTCCGATTTTCTTGATTTCATTCTCCATCCACATGTTAGCCTCTCGGCCAAAATATGTAACGGCTGCTCCTACCTCTCGTGAAAAAAGACGGAAGAATGGAGCAAGCATAACACCATAGATCGAATTCAATAGGAACTTCGCCACGGTCTGCATGTCATTGTATTTCTGATACTCGGGGCTACCAACTGGATATTCTTTCATCTTCGACTTCAAGTTCTGACGGAAATCCCATACATCTTCAACGACGCGAGGAATAAAACCACGAACATCGGTTCTGAAAACCGTCGGGCCAACCTTAACAAACGGGCCATCATAGGGCTTGTCTGCCTCGGTAACGCCAACACGAGTCTCGGGGCTCATATTGCAGGTCAGGATGGCCGTCGGATACAGCGACCTGACATCGCCTACGCCTATCCATTCCTTCATGCCAACTGTCGGCTGAATTACCCGAGCACCCTCAACAGGAATATAGTCATCGCCGAGATTCCGCTTGGTCGGAAGGATAAAACCATATTCCTTGGCTTTCTTCAGGAAATAAAAGTCCAGCACGCGAGAATTGAAAAATACATCGTACCAGGTGGAAAACGTCAATCTCCGTACAGAATCAAAATAGCCGACAATACCGCGCTTCTCCTCGATCTTGACCATCAGCCATACATCGTTGATGTTATACTTCAGGAAGGTTTCGAGGTCAGTGTTGTAAAGCTCATGGACGGTTCCCGTGCTCCCCTTACCGAGCTTACCCCTACCTAATTCGTCATTGGCAACGTAGTCGAGGCCATAGGATTCCAGTTCATGCGTCGATAGTTTCCTATATGCTCGCATAAGATCGAGCCATGTCCTGCCTCGTGGTTTCTCACTATGGAAGTCAAGTTTTTCTACTGGTGATAATGTCTCTGGCCTAATGCCAAAATGATGCATACGGTGAAACAGGTAAGGATAGTCGAAGCCGTCACCATTCCATGCAAGGAACAGGTCAAAATCAAAATCGTTGACAAATTCAATGAACTTTAAAAGCAGCTCCTCTTCCCTCGGTAAAGTAAACTGCAGCACATCAATGCCTTCGAACTGGTAACGAGACTTTTCGTTTACCTCGTGGTTCGGGTCAGTGACAAAGACGTAGAATTTTCCATTGAAGTTGTCGTAACAGGAAATAGACAAAATTTCTTTGTCGGCCTTGGTTACGTCAGGAAATGCACCATCATCTCTTACTTCAATATCAATGAAACAGGATCGTACTGGTTCTTGTGGGATTTCCTTAAATGAGTCGATAAGATAACGATTGACGTATGAAACATCGGCCTCGTAAGTCCTATGAAAGTTCTCACGCTGTTTCTTGATTTCTGCAGGATGGTTGACTTCAACCTTTCGAAGTTTGTCTCCGTAAAGTGATACATACTTGCCATGTTCATTAGGAACATAAAAGTAGGGAAAGAAGTCTGTGACTTCACGCCGATATCTTTTACCGTCGCCATCTCTCCCAAAGATGACAAAATCTTTGCCCATGGGCTCAATGTTGATCAATCGATCACCTTTTCATATCAAAGTCGAATTGCCTGACGTTATTTCGACTTTGAATTTCTTGAAGACTTTCTCTTCAGCACATATTTGTATTAGGAATTTTTTAATGTTATCGTTAACTATTTTTCGAAAGACGATATATGCATTGCCTGTTGGACGTTTGTCAACTGGATAAAGCTCGAAATACTGATCTATCAATTTATCGAGTTCATCTGGTTTTTCCATCTGGGGCTTTTTAATCCATGAAGGCATTCGTCCATGGCGTGCGAGTTGACAGGCAAGATATCCCCTGTAGATGTCAGGGTCAATTACAGCCCAATATTGTGATGCCCGCGAGCCAGAATCGGGGTCAATAAATCCCAGCGCTTTTGCGACGAGAACTTCAATCCCTTTGATCTGGTCAGGATCAATCATGTCCTTCGAATAGACCACTTTTTTCATAGCGTCGAAAGGGGAGGATGTCATCTCTTCCCCTCTGTCTTACGCTGAATTTCAGCACAGTAGGCTGAAGCACGGTCTCTGCCCCAGCCTTTCTTTGCCATTACTTTTTGAACACAGTCCTCAAAGTTTGTATAGCCAGCAAACGGCAATGTTTCACCTCCTTATACATTCATTCATATGGTAACGAGATAACGTCGGTGCTATCTGTCCCTGATACTTTGATGTTTTCTTTTCACCATATGTCACGTCAGGGGCATTTGGTAACTTGTGGAATACAAGCTGACCGATAGTCATTCCAGCGTGGAGGACAATATGCCTCGGGTTTATATTTCCAATTTCAAGTGTGAGCGTTCCTTTAAAACCACTGTCGATAAATCCTCCTGTTTGATGAATGGTTATTCCTAGTCGTGCAAGCGATGACTTGCCCATAAGAACGGCTGCTATATTGGAAGGAAGGTTGATTGTTTCAACTGTTCGTCCCAGAGCAAATTCGTTCTGGCCAATTTTAATTGCCAGCGCTTTTTCTTCGACTACGCAAAGTTCAACAGTCTTTCGATCAAATGGATCAATGAACATTGGCTCTCCGAGGCCAGGTTTACGATACCAGACAAAATCGTCTGCGAGTGTAATATCGTAAGAATTTGGATTGATGTTTCTTTCGTAGTACGGAGATATCAGTTCTGCATCTCTGCATAAATCACGTATTTCGTGATCAACTAAAATGCTCATTTACCATTTCCTTTGGGGCCGAATTCGAAATCAGGACAACGAAGGCATTTTTGAAAAAGGAACTGGCCTTCAAGTCTGTCGTGGTCACAGTTCTTTGCCTTGCAGCGTAAAGTCATTTCTCTTGCCATTAATATTCCTCAACATCTTCTTCTATCATCTCATTATCCTGTTGTGCCAAAACAGCCTTTGCCTGTTCGTTGATAAATCTTATCTGTTCGGCAACTTGATCGGGGAATGATTTGATAACTTCACCCTTCATATCGGAGAAATACGCGTCAACCGCTGCAATGGTCTGTCTTTCAACAGTATCTGACATGGTATACAAAATATTGATGTAATCATGTAGATTGTCGGTTGGTTTGCGTGTCATTGTTTCTCCACCATGATTATTTGTCTTGTTATTACTTAAATACGGCGCTAACAAGCTTAATGGTAAGGTTAGCAAGTGTAATTTCTGCATCGGAACCCATTGCTATTCTGAAATCCGTTTCAGCAACGTATTCAACACCCATAACAACCTGCTCTTTGGAAAGAGTATCGTCTGACATTAGTCTTGTAAATATTTCCTTTACAAGAAGACGAGGGCTTGTCTGTTCAGCGATCCATAACTTGCGTGCCTCGGTAAACTTCCTCTTTTTCAGGAGAGCGTAAACTTCATCGGCAATATTACGCCTGTTGCTTTTTCCGAATGTTTTCAGGTATTCGATTTCATTAATCATCAGACGAATGTCAGGATAAAAGAACTCGATGATATCATCAATTTCTTCATCCTTAATATTCATACTTTCCTGATCTACAATGAATCGAAGTCTCTCATGGATTTTGTCCTTCGGCGGTTTATTGAGACTGATTTGAATGCATCGACTCTTTATCGGCTCAATAATCTTGGACTCGTTGTTGCAGGTAAATATAAATCTGCAGTTTGACGAATACCGCTCCATGATGCTTCGAAGACTTTCTTGGGCCTCCTTGGTAAGACCATCGGCCTCATCGAGATGCACCACCTTCGGAATATTGCGCGTGAATCCCTGCGTCATGGCAAATTCCTTTACCTGTTCTCGAATGGTATTGATTCCCCTGTCGTCACTAGCATTCAAAAACAAACTATCAGCACCAATGTCAGCTATGATTGCCTTGGCAATTGACGTTTTGCCAGTACCTGCAGAACGAGTTGATAGAAGAATATTAGGAAGAGTCCATGGGTCGTTTATAATTCCTTCATAAAGACCACGAATCTCATCTCCCCCGATAACCTCTTTGAGAGATTTTGGTCGATACTTTTCGGTGAACATATGTTCATGAATCATTCTTTTTCCCTCCAATCGGCGAGAAGTCCACTGATCAATAAGTCTCCAGATGAATAATTGAACGACGAAGGCGGGCGATCATTCTCTATCGGAGAATATATCGTGACAAAAACAGGTTTATCTAAAGCACCCTGAAATGCATCGTTGAACGCACCAATATGGTAAGAAACAGTAAAATCAGTCTCACCATCGGTTACTTCACCGATATCTTTTACAATCGCCTTTTTCTTTATCTTCGCCGTGATTTTACCACCACTTATCACGAGGGTAATAACACGTTCACCGACATTATCCACTACCGATAAAATCTTTTTAATTTTAACTGGGGAAAAAGTAAGCTTCGACTGCATTTCCCAGTTACTCATTGATTGTGGCAATGGCTTTTTGGTTTTGTCGGTAATAGCAGAAACCACTTGAGGGATGAAGAGTTTTACATCCTCACCCTCGACAGTGATAAGGGTATCATCTGAAGTCATATCGACCATTTTGCCATCGATATTTCGGAGATATTTGAGAAAAATATCTCTTTGTAGGCGGAATTTTGCTTCGTCGCCAGCTTTTGTTTGCATCTCAACGATAACAACAACATTTCTGTCGTCGTTCATTACGT